CGCGATCACGACGAACGCCGGGGCAAGGCCAAGGGCCAGCTCTGCATCAAGATCGCCTTCGAGCGCAGCAAGGGCAGCGGGCAGCTCTTGGTCACCCACACCCTCACCTACAGCCGCCCGACCGAGATCGGCGAGCTTTCCGAGAAGAGCACCGGAAGCACTCAGATGTATTGCAGCGCGGAGGGGGCGTTGTCCGTCCTGCCCGAGGCCCAAGGCCGATTCGATTTCGACACCGCGATCCCGACCCTTCGCCAGGAGACCAAGCCATGAGCGCGCCCACCATCGACATGACCCTGTTGCGCGACATCATCTCCGGGGGCCTGAACCCGGCCGAAGGGGTCTGCCTGATCCCCGAGGGCTACAAGCTCGCCGACCTGGAGCAGTACCAGGCGCAACCCAACGCGCTGCGCGGGACCTATCACGCGCGCACCATCGCCGAGTTCGCGCGCTACGTCCTGGAACAGGACAGTCTGCGCTACGCCCGGATCTTCCTGGACCCCGAGGCCATGAGCGCCGTCGCCCGCCTGGACCACGGCAACGCGGGCGATCCCGGTTGGGGCCGCCACCGGGCGGCGGTCAAGCTCGCTTCCCCGCCCGCGTTTGCCGCCTTCATGGAGATCGCCGCGGCACCGGTGACCCAAACGTTGCTGATCGACTACGTCACCGACTGGGCGGACCACCTGGAGTTCAGCGCCGCGGGCGCGGAGGCCCCGTGGGTGGACATGAAACCCGCCGCCGCCGTCCAGGCGCTGCGCAAGGTCTCCACCGAGGTCCATCGCGACGCCACCCACACCCAAACCGACACCGCCCGCGAGCGCTCCGTCCTGGAGAAAGCCTCCATCGTGTCGACTCCCCCGCTCTTACTGCGCTGGTCCGGCATCCCGGCCGAGGGTCTGGCCGAGCGCAGCCTCCGCGCCCGGTTGGTCTACCTACCCAAAGACCCGCCACAGATCCGGGTGCGCCCGATCGGTTTGGCAGAGCTGCGCCAAGCCATGGCGGACGAATTCCGCGACCAGGTGCGGGAGGCGATTGCGGAGGCGGCGCCGGTGCATATCGGGACGTTTGGCTAAGTCGCGAAGGCACGGCAATGCCAACCCCCACGGTGAGCCGCAGACGGACATGGAAAATCGGCCCGTTCTATCTGGGGTGGGAACCGGCCGGCGTGGTGTCCGACTGTCCTTGCTGGCTCATCGTGCATCGCTGCTGGCTCTACGGCCCCTGGCCAACCCTGTGGCCCTGCTTACGCGACTTGATGTGCGAGTGGCAAAACGACCGGCATCTGGTTGGTTAATTTTGAGAAGGACATGCCTATGCCATCCATCCGCGACCGCGACATCTTGCTGATCGCCCCCGCGATGATTTTCGGCGTGGTGTTGGGATTGATGGCGCTCTTCGGTGTCGTCAACACCCTGGCCGCCATCGGCGCCGCGACAATCGCCGGGATGATCGGAGTCGGTCTCATCGCCTGGGCGATGCAGCCTGAAGACCGGGAAGACTAGCAATATGGCCGAAAACACAGGACTTGAAATACGAACCGCAACGGTCTCTATTAAGGTGATTCGCGTCGATGGCCATAAGATGACAAAGGCGACATTTAGACAAATAATTATTGATGATGACGGCGAAATAGCTGAAGAAAATATTATCGGATGGGTGAACGACGACAACGCTGTTGTTGTTCTTTTTACTATTGACGGAGAACTAAGAAAAAGAACAATGCGCCGTACTTATGAATGGATTACACCCGCTTTTTCCGATCAAAGTATACGGGCATATACAACAGTAAATCTTCATGGACTTTTTTTAACGCAAGAAAAACAAATGCCCCAAAATCAATATTCTTATGTTATGCGAAAGTTCGAACAATTATTTATAGCAACCTGACATCGCATGCCAACCGTTACCCCCCTCGACTGGACCCCCTGGCTCACCGACCCGGAGCGCTTCGACGCCCGTCGCGGCGACGAACGCTTCACGGTCACCATGACCGCCGACTGCTCCTGCACCTGGGTGGTCGAGCGCGTCCTCTCGACGCACGGCGAAGGGGTGACGGTGCGAGCCTGCGGCGAGGCCTTCCGCCTCGAGGACGCCCAGCAAGCCGCCGCCGGGCATCGCTGGGAAGAGATCGCCCTGATTTATGACCACCCGACCGGCCAGGAAACCGTCTGGATCAGCGGGGATACCCTCCTACCCGACCCCAACCAGCGCACCTGGACCGCCTGCCTCGACGGCGACCGCGCGCAGATCCACCTTTCCGGGGTCCGCCGCGAGCTGGATCGCCCCTGGTATTGGTCGCGCCACTGCGCCCAGGCCGCCGAGCTGCTGGCCCTGTGCGGCGACCGCCTGCACGGCTACGCCGCGACCCGGGAGACGGCCATGATCGCGGCCATCGAGGCGCCGGACCAATTGCGGCGGGCGGCCGCGGCATTCTTGGCGCAGTGGCGGACGGACCGGGAGCTCATCTAATGACCGACGCTTGCGGATTCGGCGAGAACTACGGCGACGACGCCGATGACGAGAACGGCACCGAGGTCATCTTGGTGACACTGGCAGGCTACCTGCGCGACAAAGAGTCCCTGGCCCGCCTGGAGTCCATCGCCAACCGCCTGGCCGTTGCCACCATGGCGCTCGCAAATGTAATGGGCGACAAACGGCGGAGCTTGCTCGACATCTCCGACGAGTTGAGAGATGCCCAAAACGCGTTGGACGACTTCGCGCGCTATGGGGAGGAGCAGGCGGCAGAGGCGGGGTTTGGGGGAAACGCGAATGACGCGTCAGAATAAAGAAATCACAAAAGCGAAAGTCGTTAAGAGGATAGTAAGAATGCTAAAAGCGCGGGCGCCTCTCGATCAGTATTCTTACCCTTGGCCGTCTACCCAATTCATTGACGCAACCACTGCTCTGCGCCTTCTTAAACCCCTAAGTGTGTTAGAACGCAGCGGCCACGTCAAAAGCGTTGAGTTAGCCCAGATTGCCGAAGTCCGCAAATGGTTGGGCATACGAAAAAAAGACATACGCAATTGGTGCTCAACCGATACCGATGAGCGTTGAACCCAGATGACGCGCAATATTGACGACTTGTTTGCAGACGGTGCGGTCCGCCTGAACATGGACGAAGCCATCGAGCTGACCGCGATGAGTCTGCGTGCGCACGGCGCCAATCACGACCATTGGGCTATTGCCTACAGCGGCGGAAAAGACAGCAGCGCCACACTGACCTTGGTCATGCACCTGATTACATCGAGAACATTTGCCTTGAGGTAAAGAGTGGGTTTGAAGACTTCCTGGACAACGAGTATTCGGAAGAGGGATACGACCGTGTGCTAGATGGCCTCAAACGGCGCCGATGCGCGGGCTCGGCTGGAGCGACTTGTTATGCCGGACTTTTCTATTTCCCGAGAGGAGTGGATCGCACGATGCGCAGCAAGGCTTGCGCGCGGCGAGAGAATGACCCCGAAGCAAGCGTATCAGTCCGCGGTAGCGTGTTACGAGTATTCCGACGACGAAGAAGCCCCCGAGGATGCCGCAGACGAGGATTTGCTGGCTTCCGCTGAGTCGGCATAACTACGAGTAGACAGACATGATTCAACCGCTTGTGCTCACTATCAATCAAGCGGCCGAGGCCCTGGCCGTCGGACGCGCTACGATTCGGAAAATGATCGCCGACGGACAACTCCCCGCCGTGCGCGTGCGCTCGGCCGTGCGGATCGCACGCGCCGACCTTGAGCGATTCGTCGGACACGGCCAGACTCGCGCTCTCACGGCTACGCAGGACGAGGCAACATGCCAAGACACAAACGCGACCAAGACGGAATCTACCGCCGCCCCGACTCGCCGTACTGGTGGGCCACGATTACGGACCCCCGCGGCGGATCGACTCGGCGATCTACTGGCGTTCGCGCCGCCGAGGACCCGGAAGGGACCCAGGCACAAGCCGTAAGGTCGGGGTGGATCGCGCAAGGCCCGGCGCCCGCACCGACAGCCGGGCGCACCTTCGAGGACCTCATGATCCTCGCCCTGCCCGAGCGCCGCGCTCGGGGGTGCGACTGGAGCAACGACCAAAGCGTGGTGAGGATGCTCCGTACCGCGCTTTCCGGGCGCGACCTGACCACGCTCGGTGGCGCGGACGTGCGCGGCTACATCGCCGTGCGCACCGGCGCCGGACTCTCGCCCGGGGCGCTGAACAAAGAGCTTGGATTGATGTCGGCCACGACGAACTGGGCCAACCGCGAGCTTGAGTGGGGCCTGCCGAACCCTTGGCAAGGGCGGCGACTGCGAGAGCCGGCCGGGCGGACTCGGTATCTCACCCGCGACGAAGCCGATGCCCTGTTTGCATCTGCCGACAAGAGACACGCCCGATACCCGTGGATCGCCGATTTCTGCCGCCTGTGCGTATTCACCGGCTTACGGTCTGGTGAGGCCCTGGGCCTGGAGTGGGCGCGCGTCGACCTGACGGCTCGACGGATCTCCTTCTTTGCCGTAGACCAGAAGTCCAGGAAACGCGGCGCGATCCCGATCAACGAATCCGCCCGCGCGGCCTTGCTCGCCCGGGCCAGCTACCGGGCCGAGCACTGCCCCGGGTCGCCCTGGGTCTTTTGCAGGAAGGACGGCAGCCGGGTGCAAAGCATCCGCAAAGGGTTCGATGCGTCGGCCGCCGACGCCGGCCTCGAGGATTTGCACCCGCACGATCTGCGGCGGACCTTCGGGTCCTGGCTCGTGCAGTCGGGGGTCGGGATCGAGCGCGTCTCGGAGCTATTGCGCCACGGGGACGTGCGGATCACGGCCCATGTCTATGCCCATCTGCGCCCCGGAGATTTGGCGGAAGCGGCCCGCGTGTTGGACGCGAGCCCGGTACAGAGTTTCACGCCAGGGTTTCACGTGCCCGGCGAGCATAAAAAAACCGCTGACTAAGCGGCTGGATATCGAGCTGTTTTTGGTGGGCGCGGCAGGGATCGAACCTGCGACTTCCCCCGTGTGAAGGAGCGTTTCGGCAATATACATGTATTCATTTCAATATCTTACGCAGTAATCGAAGCCGGTCACGCGCCTAAAGATCAACGTAAGCCATTGAACATGTCTCGGCTGTTTCACGCACACTTTCACGCACAGATTTGCTTTCACACCTCGATCTCCACCGCCGCCAACGCCGGCGCCGCCCCCTCGATCCGCCCGCCGCGCACCCACACCCTGTCGCCCTCGGTGCCCTCCCCGCGCACCCGGATGGTCCCGCCGCCGATGGGGCTGACTTGGACGGTGCCGTCCGCATAGACGTCGGCGATCTCGCCGACCAGAAGCGGATCGTCCGGGAGCAGGCGCTTCCATTTGGCCCACACGTTGGGGGTCTCTTCGCCGAGGGTGAGGGTCTGGCGCACGGCGGGGGCGGAGCTGCTGGCGCTGACGGAGACGCCGTTGACGATGCCGCGGATGTCGCCGGTCTCCCCGGAGAGCTCGACCGCGAGGAGGTCGCCGATGTTGACCAAGGGGAACAGGCCGCCGAGCGGGATGGACAGGGAGCGGATCTCGGGCTGCATGTGTTGGGCGGCGAGCAGCCGGGAGCCGAGCAGGCGGGCCCCGTCCGCGTGGGTAATCCAGGAGTGGGAAACGGTGGGCGCGGCCCGGTCGCCGGCGGACCCGGAGCGGGTGACGCGGGCGAGCAGGCCGCCGACCTCGGTGCCGTGGACGTAGACGGCGTTGGCTTGGCTCGGGACGGACTGGCGCCGGGCCAGGGTCATGATGGCGGAATCCGGGACGATCAGATCCGGGTCCGCGGCGGCGAAGTCCCACGGCAGGACGGGATAGCGCGGTTGCACGGTGAGCGCCTTGGCGGCCATGGCGGGCACGATGACCAGCCCGACCTCCGAGGCGGCGGCGTGCATGGCCTGGATGGGGGTGGCGTTCTGCCAGCTCCAGGCGCCGGCGGGCAGGAGCCAATCGGGGGTGCCGTCCGCAAAGGCGAGGGTCCACCCGCCGCCGAACGGAAGCCGTTCGGCCATCGCCTGCTGGACGGTGCGGGCCTCGCCCAGGACGCCGGACTGCGGGAGCTCCGAGGGGTCGGACAGCCAGGCGGAGAGCCCCCGGCCGCTGGCCGCAATGCGCCGGGTGCCGTGGGTGCGGTCCTCTGCCCAGTCCTCGACCAGGAGGTGCCAGACGTGGGCGTCGATCAATGCCTCCAGGACGACCGGCACCCCGGATTCCGAGGCCATGACGGCGTCTAGGGCTGCGCGCCCGAGGAGGGTTCCGGACCACTTCCAGGCCCAAGAGTCGGCATCGAGCGAGAGCGACAGGGAGGCGTGTTCGATGGGGAGGCGGTCCGGGAGACGGACGAGGGAGATGGCGTGCAGCACGAGGTAGCTCCGTTGGCGCGGGAGGCGGGTGGCGAGGACGAACGCGCACCCGACGACTCCGAGATCGAGCCGGCCCTCGGTGAGCGGATAGCCGAGGCAGAGCCGGGCGGACCAGGTGGGCTCCCAGGGGCCGGGCGGCTCGGGTGGCCGACGCACGTACAGGACGAGCTGCGCAGGACGCCAGCTTCCGAACAGCGAGACCGGAAGGAACGCGGCCTTGTTGAAGTCGACGGACAGGCTGCAGGAGACGCGCCCGGCCGCGCGCCACGATCCGGAGATAAAGCCCGATCGGTCGATCCGTGGCGCCCTGTGGTAAGGGCCGCCGGGGAAGTCGATGTGGAGCGGGTCCAGGACGTAGTCGGACAGGAGCGTCAGATCGAAATCCAACGGGCCGACGGTGAATGTCGGAGTCGCGAAGTGGGGAAGCTGCCGCTGCCACCGCTCGGCGACCAAGGCCAGGGTCAGCGCCCCCGGCCGCCAGGCATCGCCTGACCCTGCCGCCGCCCTATCGGACGTGGTCCAAAAAGCCTGTGCGGACCCTGGCGTTGGGCGCGCCGGCCGGAACAGCGACACCGAGATCGTCGAGCGCGACAGGGCCTGGTGCCACGACGCGACGCTGCCAGCGGCGGCCAAGGGGGCGCTCGCGAACGACACCACGGCGGCGCCGTGCGCAGTCTCGGCGACACGGAATTCTTCGACGACAGAAGCCACAACAGCGGACCCGTCGCGCCAGGAGGTCTCGCGCAGGGCGACCACATCGGACAGGAGGTTGGGATCGTAGGCAACCGAGGTGAAACCGCGCGCTGGGCGCGTCGATGCCGAGACCGAGACCCGGCGCACGTCGCGGACCGAAGACACCAGCGTTGGGCCGGCCGTCTTGGCGGCAACGCGCGTCGCGGGGATCTGGCTGAGGATGCCGGCTAGGTGCGGGGGAGAAGTCCGGGCGGTGACGCTGGCCGTGCGGATCTGGACTGCCGATCCGATGAGCCTTGGCGGAGAGGTCTTGGCCGCAACGCCAACGTCCTGGTCTTGGTCCGCGCTTCCGCTGTCGAAATAGAGAAGCCCTTCGCCGACCGAATACCCGTCGGTCAGATCGAAATCGAGATCGGTTGGATCTGGGGAGTAAGGCGCAGCACTCTGGCCCACCGATCCGGTAAGCCTTGGCGGAGAGGTCTTGGCCGCAACGGCAACGTCCTGGTCTTGGTCCGCGTTTCCGCTGTCGAAATAGAGAAGCCCTTCGCCGACCGAATACCCATCGGCAAGATAGAAATCGAGATAACCTGGATCTGGGGAGTAAGCCACGTCACACTAAAGCTGCGGGAAAGGAGCGTCTGGCGGGGTAAAGTTTTCTGTGTACCTGGCAACACCAGCGGTAATCCTTACCTCATCTAAATACTTAGTCCCCTCCGACACAGGCGGGCTATATGAATGACCAATAGACCAAGTTGTATTTGAAAAATTCGAAGTCGATGTCGTTGTAAAGTCTAACTGCCCGTTAACGAAGCCACGCACCGTGCCAGAACTTCTGGTAAGAGCAACGTGATGCCACTGATTATCGCTCAATGATATAGTTCCTTCAGTGGCAGTAAATGGGTTGCCACTTCCAAATGTTATGTGATTGCTACTCCTAACATAAAACGAGAACCCTGTATTTGTTAAATCAGCATTGCGCGTATCTAAACAAAACTGAGTAGTTCCGAGCGTATCCCGATAAAACCATGCCTCTATCGTAAAATCCGATGTGCCTAAAGACAAGCCAGCCACAGAAAGGCCGGTAGTACTTCCAAAAATACCGGAAGATACCCCAAACTTCTTTTGAGCAATAACCTGTTTTGCGCCGCCGTAGGGGGTTACAGCTCTCCCTTTCCTATCTATAAATTGAGTCGATTGGTCTCCCCCATCCATGTTCAGGAGTAGTACAACATTCGGCCAGTACGGATCTGTAGAAACATTTTCTGCCAAGGGAGTCACTGGCCCATGCGCTAATGGCCTAACCCCTGCTCCGTAATTGCAGAGCAAAAAGTATTTCTCTCCAGCCGTCATTATTTCGCCTGAAACGTCTTCGATCTTATAGCTTCCGCTTCCTGCACTGGACTGAATCTTGGTTCTAAGCGCCCCAGTGACAGACTCATAAACGAACACATCGGAAGCAACTGGAGATCCGTTTAACCTTGTCACCCCCTCAAGTGTAAACTTAGTCGCCATTTCAACCTTCCTCGATCACTTGAGACATCAGCGCCGCTAAAGCCCCCTGCACGAAGCTCGCGTTCTCTACGATGATCGCAGCCCCAGATCCGGTCAGGCCCACATCGGCATCCGATACGGTCTCCCCTACCGAATCGACATAGCGCCCCCACACCGGAGTGCCAGTCTCTGCAATCAGGGCAGGAGCAGGAATCGATCCGGTCATGATGGCGTTAACTACAGTCCCGAACGGATCGGCCATGTCGAACTCGCAGAGCAATGTTTGCGTCGTCACCGCAGTCTCGGGAGTGGCTGGCCTCGGAGTGGTATAGAGCCGCAGCTTCCCCCCAGCCAGCCATCCCGCGTGTTGAGTGGCCCGAATTTGCCGACGGGCCAGTGCGAGCGACACATACTCGTTCATTGGATTGGCTCAAGAATTAACGATGAATAGGCCTGTCGGCTTCTCTATTGCCACTGGGGCCACGGGCACGGTTAGCCTAAGCGTTGCTGCCCCAATAGACACATTGCCGCCGCTGCCGCCGGTAATCTCTTGGGTCCAGCGCACCGTCAGGGTCTGCCCGGGACTGCCCGCGCGGTAGCGGATGGACAATCGGCGGTTGAAACCGCCGGTGAGGTTTTCCTCCGTCTTGACGATGGCCGGCGCGCTTGCGTCGCTCAGACTGGCATCAATTCGCCCGCGCGTCAGATACAGGTTCACATAGACCGTCAACGTGCGTTCGTCGGTGTCCGCGGGGGCCGTCAACTGAAAGCCCTTGCCGGTTCCCGTTAAGATGAGCCGCGCGCTGGTGGTGGCGGTCGCGCTGGGGGTGCCGCCGCTCCAGGTGTAACGCACGGGCGCGGCAAGCCCGTCATCGAAGCGCGTCGGGCTCCCGCCAAACATCGTCAGGGCGCCGATTTGGGTACTCGCCCCGCTCTTGCGGGTAACGCTCGTTGCGCCGGTCAGTCCCCAGTGCACCCAATCGACGGTGCCCTCGGCGGAAAGATCGACGGTGCCGGAGACGATGTCGGAAAGCGCGCTCAGTTGTCCCGTGTCCGAGGTCGGCGGGACATAGACAACCAACAGCAGGGCGCTTTTCCCGCTCTCGTAGCTGCCCTTGAAAGCCGTGAGCTCCAGGCGACGTTCCCCTGGGGCAAGCGTTCCGCAGAGCATTGTCCTTACCGTATTCAAAGCTGTACCGGTTGCCTTGCCATCCACATACAACCTAAACCCGTCGATGGTTAAGTTCTGGTCTTGAGGAAACTGCCATCCGAGCTTACAGTTTGGGCCAACCACCGTTGCGGAATAGGCTGGATCGAGCGTCGAGAAGAGCAGCAAGGCCGATACGAGTAAAAGCTTTAATGCGCTCATAAAGCACCTCCGTGATGTCTGTTGGTCTGGATTTTTCACGGCATTGGGACCGGGGTAAGAAGATCTGAGATGGCCGCGTTCACCGGAGATTCCGTATGGTCGAATGCAACGACAAAATAGCCGTTTTCAATATATTCGAGATCGTTAAAAGCATACGATCCGTCGGCGCCGCTCGACATCTCTGAAACAAGCTCCCCGCTGGCTCTGTTATACAACCTCACCTGGTATTCTCCGACAATCCCCAATCGACTCACGACGTTTGTGATGCGGTACATAGCGACTAACCGAATCGATTACGGACTATCGACGTTGCCGGTCAATAGAAGCTCGAACTTATCGACCGACGCCACCGGGTCCCCCGGCTGAACCGCCCGCACCACATCAATGGGATAACAGGCCCCGGCGACGTTGAACCGCAGACAGTTTCCGGTCGCCCACCCAATCCCCCATCCGCGATAGTCGATGGTGAAATACGGCTCGCCGGTCAGCGTATTGATCGGCTCGCAGTTCACGTTGATTGCCCCGACGCCGATAATCCCGAGGTTCTCGCCGATGACGCGGAAGTCCGTCGCGCTGGTGAACTGCACCAGGAACCGATCCGGGTAGGCCGATTCGTTGGTGACGGCGACGGGGAACAGGGCGTTGTTGTACTGCGCGAGCGGGGCCGATCCGATCAAGGCGTCCGACCAGACGCTGGTCCAGGTGGCCTGTGCGAACAGGTTGGAGACCCTGGCCTGCAACGTCCCGATGTAGACCACCCCCGACAAGAACGACTCGGCACTCGGGTACGCGTGCGTGGTCGGCCCCAACAAGGTGACCGTCCCGTTGATGTCTGCCGAGCGGATGCGCCGCAGATCGGCAACGGTATGCCGGATGGCATAAGGCCCGGTGAACCCGTCGAGCGGGAGTGGGTCGGCCATCGTCAGGGTGCCGAGCTCCCGGTTCAGGGTGTACAGATCGGCCGCGAGCCGCATCCCCGCGCTGTCCTCGATCACCACGCGATACAGCCGAGTGCGACCGCAGTCGATGGTCTGCCCAGCGGTCAGACTCGATGCCGCGAGGGAATCCGTATGGTGGACCAGGGCCAGCATCCCGGGGCGCAGGATGAGGGCCTTGCCGTCCGGGGGGAGCTTGGCCGCGTTGACCCCGAGCAGATCGCTGTCGGGCGGCATGTAGGTCTGCCCAACGGCGTTGTAGATGATCGAGTCGGAGAGGACCAGCTGGGGCTTCCAGATGCTCTCGACGCCCTCGATGTCCTCGGTTGCATCCGGGTCGTACCAGTCGGAGGCCAGCTCCTCCGGGGTCAGGGCGGAGACCGGCCGGAAGTGTCCAAACCGGGCGACCACGACACCGAAGAGCGGGTCGACCTGGATCGTAGCGTCCGTGTCTTGCAGATAGCCGTCCTCGTCGACCGTCTTGCTCTTGGGAACCCCCTCCAGGGTGACCCACCGCAGCTGCAGCGAGCCCGAGCGGATGGGCGAGATGACGGTCGCGAAGACCGCGAGCGAGACCGGGTGAGCGCCGATCTGGGTCGTGAGCGCATCCAGGATGACCGCGGGCGAGCCGCCCGAGACCCAGGATGTGATGCGGGCGACCCCAGTCGCCGCGTCCAGCGTCCCGGCCAACGTCCCCACCCCGGTCGTGGCGCTCGGGTCGCGGTAGATCACGCCGGCCGTTTGCACATAGACGGCCCCGGCTAAGCGAAAGCGTAGGCTATTGGTGGCAATGGTCTCGCCCCATACCATGTTGAGGTCGATCTCCAGGGCCAGCAGGGTGGATGTCTCGGTGATCGTGGTATCGCTCTCGACCGGGCGGTATTTCACCGTGACGTCCCCGTTCGAGAAGATGGCCTCGCAGGAGGTCATGACGGTTCCCATGAACCATGTCGTCGTTGTCTTGGCTCCAGGGGTCCCTCCCCAGCTTCCCGGGCTTTGATCGGTTCGAGAGCGAAAAGTCGGTACCGGATACATCGCGGTGTACTCGGGATTCCACGCGATGTAGCGGGCGTTGTAGTCGACCGTTCCATTCCCGTATAGCGCATTAGGCACCACCAGCAACCCGGCGCCGTTGTCGCGCACCCGCTTGATTACTTGGATAGGGCCGCCGCGCGAATCGATGACGGTCTCGCCGTCTTTGGTAATAATGACCGGGTAATCGACCTCGACCATCCCCTGGCGCGGAACTGCCGACAGCGTCAGAGACAACTCCCCGCCGGGCCCACGCGCCGGAGCGGCGAACGTCTCCTGGGTCACCGGCCCATGGCTGTAGGTGATGCTGAGCTCTGTCCCGGACGGGGGGAGCGCACTCGGGCGGATCTCGTAATAGCCGTCGGAATACCGGATGGTCCCCGCCCCGCCAGTCCCGCTCAGCACCCCAGCCCCGTTGTCGGTCAAGGTGTAGGTAGTCCCGCTGACCGTCCAAGAGGCGCTGATCGTTCCAGGCGCGGTCCCCGCGTTGGCCAGCTTCCCGCGCCAGACCGGAGACGCCAGGGTCTCTCCGCCGCGGGCCACCGTGGTGACCGGCACGCCCCAGGTCAGCATGATCGCGCTGTCCACGTCCGGCAGGGCGCCTAGGGTGAGCTGCACCGTGCCGGTCGTGAGCGACAGGACGCCGGACCCGTAGGAGCTATTGACGCCGGTCAGGACCCCGTTGCCGCTGTCCGCGAGGCTGTACCAGGTCCCGGCCGCCCGGTAGGACACCCGCAGACTGCCGGGCGACGGGATGGGTTCGAGCGTCGTCACATAGACGAAGCCCTGATTCTCCAGGGTGACCGGGATCATGTCCGTGTCGCCGACCCGGATCGGGGCTGCCGCGGGCTTCCAGGTCGCGGTCTTCGAGGCCGCGCCGTAAGCCGGGCAGGACGCGTTCCAGGCGATGACGCCGGCCGAGTAGTTGACCGATCCGATGACCGTGGCCCCAAGGAGCGCGGACCCGGCCACGTCGACGATGGTCGAGCCGGACACCGAGATCGACAGCGTCCCCGGGTAGATGCCGGACCCGAGGAACCAGGACTTGGTCGGTCCGATGCAGTCGAGGCTCGTGGTGACCGAGACCGTTCCCGTGTTGGCCAGCACCAGGGTCGTGATCGAGGCCGCGGGGGTTGTGTCCGCAATGGGGGTCTCGGCGAGCGCCGTCGGGATGACCGGCGAATAGAGGTTTGCCACCTTGACCGAATAGTCCCCGAAGGCCGCGGTGGCGGTCAGCGCCTTGATGCCGACCATCTCCACGGCATAGGGGTCATAGTTGGAATCGTAAACAACGGTGGCTTGCGCAGCCGTCGGGGTCAAGCGTTGCGGCTCGGACCCGATGTAGGTGTGTTGGATCGGCTCGGCGATCTCCATAACCACCTGCTTGATGTAGTAATCGCCTTTCTCGTCCGTGAGCTTCAAGTCGGTCGTAATGACCCGGGTGATCCAAATCACTTCCGAGTATCCGGACGCGACCAGGAACATCCTCCCGTTGACCGTCGGCAAAACGGCTTCGGGCTTCTGCCAAATGGTGATCGAACGTGTCCCATGGCTCCACAGGTATCCGTTCCAGCGCCCGCCGCGGATGATGGCGCCTTCGAGCTTGCCGACCAGGGCCGAGCGCTCGTCGTAGAAGCTGCCCGTGCTGAAGGCCAACACGGACACGCCGGCCCCGACCGGGGGGGAGAAGATGGCGAAGCCGGCATCCAGATACTTGTCGGTATCCGCGCTCTTGACCAGCGCATAGCACTTGCGAATGGAGACATCCCCGGCGGCATAGTCGACGTCGGAGATGTCGTCGAAGATCTGGTTCTCGATGTCGGAGACGATCTCGGTGCCACTCATGCGCCCGCCACCGTCCGGGGTGTCCGTCATCCGCTCCGCTTTGTAAAACCGCAGGCTGTTCGCCGTTATCGCCACGATGTGCTGTCCTCAACTAGCTGCGAGTCCCGAGCGCCGGATAGCGTCGAGGAGGGCGTTGTCCTGCCCCTCGGGCAGGTCGAGGTGGGTGGTTTTGCCGCCGGAGACCAGCTCGACGCGGACGGTGCGGAAGGCCGGGCGCCGGCTATTTCCTTCGGCATCGGCCTTTGCCTGCTGCGCTTCTTGCTGCGCCCGCCTGGCGGCTTCCGCTTCGGCTTCTTGCTTGAAGTACCCCTCGGCGGTGCGGGTGTCGACCGGTTCAGATTCGCCGGAAGCCGCCCGCCGCTTTGCCTCAAGCCACTTCGCATAGGCTTTGGCGACAACCCCCTGCCGGTCCCCCGGGCTCGCTCGTCGGACCCGCCCAACATCGGTGCCGTATTGCTCGAAGAGCCGTTCGAAATCGACAACGGACTTGCGCGATTCGTTTTCGTCTTTGAGATCCCGGGTCTTTTCCAACACCTGGTCGAGTGCTTGTTTGTATTCGTCGGCGCTCAGGACGGCCTTCTGGAACGCCTCTTGGAGCGCACGCCCGAGGGCGTCGATCTCCCCGCCGCTGGCCGCCTGATCGATGGCCCGGCGCACGTCGTCCATGGACCTGACGCCGGTCGCACCGGCCTTGCCGAATTCCTCCGACAGCACCCGCTGTTGGTTGGCCAGGGCGCGGGTCGCTTCTAAGGCATCGCGTTTCGCCCGGGCATCGACATCCATCCGCTTGGCCACCAGCCCCGCCATCTCCGCGGCATCGCGCATGGCCGCCACCGCCTCCCGCTCCTCCGCGGTATAGCCGCCGGTGGCCTTGGCCGCTGTCTCCATGGCATCCGCTTTCTGGGAAAGCAACAGGGCCTCGTCGCGCTTCGCACTCGCCGACTCCCGGATAAGGTTCATCTCTTGCCGGTACATCTCGGCGGTCAGGTTGAGTGCCGCGACCTCGTCGTTCTCCGCCTGAGCCAGCTCCCGGCGCCGGGCAATGTCGGCGATCTGGATGTCTGCCCGAGCGGTCGCCAGCGCCTGCTCACGCCCCAAGGCATTGACCGTCTCATCGATACGCAGCGCCGCGTCGTGGGCGGCATCCGCAACCTGCTGCTGGACGATGGCGAGCTGGGCGATCAGGGGTTGGGCGGCGGCGCTCTGCGCGCCTTCGGCCCGGATGGACGCTTGCAGGCGATCACGCTGGGTCACCAGGGCGTTGAGCTGGGCGCTTTGGTCGCCATAGGTCAGGGTGGCCAGGCGCGTTTGGAGCTCCTCTTGCTGTGCGACCTGCACGGCGAGCGCCGACTGGTCGTAGGCCGCCCGGCGTTGGGCCACCAGCGCCTTGAGCTGGTCGATCTCTTGCTCCTTGGCGGTCGCGGTTTTCTGGAGGGTGGCCAGTTCCCCTTCGGCCGCGGCAACGGCCAGGGCGGCGATGCGTTGGCGCTCCTGGGCGCGGGCGATGGCATCCACCGAGGCCTGTGCGGTCAAGCGTAAGGCGGCGGTCTCGTCCCCCGCGGCCTTCGCGGCCGCGATCCCGAGTTTCTGCTTGGCATCCGCCAGGTCCAGGGCGGCGGTGCGCGAGTCGACGAAGATCTTGAGCGAGCGGTTAAACGCCTCGGAGATCTTGGCCGTGGCCGCGGCGAGGGCGGTCTCATCGATGAGCAGATTTTGAACCTGTTCGGCCAACATCCGCTGTTGTTCGGTTTGGGCCTTGGCCGCGGCGGCGGCGGCGCTATCCGCATCGGCGACCGCCTGGGTCTTGTCCGCGAGCTGCAAGGCGGCGATGCGCGCCTCGTCCATGCCCTTGGCCATGGACACCCAGCCGGTGAGGGAGTTAAGCGCGGCCGGGCCGAGCGAGAGGATGTGCTCGACCAGGGTTTGCGTCGGGTGAATCATCCCCTCCAGGATGGGCTGCGTGGTCTCCATCGCCTTGCCGAAGGTGGTCGTGGCGGGCACGGCCTTGGCGCCCAGCGCGTCGGCCAGGCTGGCCACGGCCGAGGCCCACTTGGCGGTGCCGTCGACGAGCCCGGAGTCCAGCGCGATGAGCCCGACCAGGCGATCGATGCTGGAGGCCATGCGGTCGATGGCCGCGCTGGCATTGTCGGCACCGGCCACCGCGGCGCCCGCAAAGTCCACCTCGCCGATGCGGATCAACGCTTCTTCGATGCTGCGGGCATCGTTGGCGATCTGGATCGAGTGGTTACGCAGCCGCAGGGTGACTTGGTCCCCGTTCGCGGATGCCTTGATGCCGAATTCTTTGAGGCGCTCGAATTCGCCGGTGATGGCGTCGGCGACCGCTTCGGCGAAATCGATAGTGCTCTTGCCGGAGGCCGCGGCGATGTTGGCGTAGGCGATTAACGCTTGTCGGCTCGGGTCCAGGCCCAGGTTCTTGAGGCGAATGTAGGAGTCGGCGAGATCGTAGACCCCCAACCCGAGGTCTCGCGCCGTCCCGCTGACATCGCGCATGGCCGCGTCGAGCTCTTGGGTCCCGCCGGCGGCAAACTCCATGTCGGTGCGCAGATCCTGCACCCGCTTTCCGGCGCTTAATAGCTGATCGAAAAGGGCCGTAATCCCAGCGACCGTGCCTAATGCGAGGAGCTTTTCCTTGAGGGAGCCTAACGCCTGGCCAACCGAATTCAGGACTTCCGATGCGCCGTCTTGCGCGGCGATCAGGAGGCGGATGGCGAGGTTATTGCTCGGGGGTGGCATATTTCAATCGTTTCAATCCGCGCCAGGCGGATGGCCTGGCGATGACGGCAGTCGGTTCGTTATGCCTCGGGGTCGGTTGGCTCGGGATCGGTTGGCTCGGGATCGGTTGGCCCGGGGTCGGTCGGCTCGGTTGAGCCTGGCGTATAGGTCGACACCGCGGCGGCCAGTTCATCGGTCTGCGCGGCCAGGCGCTGATTGATATCGTTCACGGCGCCCCAATCGCTTGTGGCAATGGCGGAATCGAGCGCTGCCTTTAGGTCTTGCAGGAGCAGAATGGCGGAATCTCCGGCGTTTTCGATAGCGGAAACGCGTTGGACGAGAGTGTCGAGTTGTTCGTTCATACGGTGCACCTTTTCAATCAGGGTTTGAATGTCGTCTAACAGTTCATCGGCCCATTTTGGTGGGCGTCGATCCATGATGAATATATTCATCGGATTCCACCCGCGCCACTCGCACATGGCGAATTAGATCTCCCAAAACAGCAATTGCTCGATCACATAGCGCGTTGCCGCCGTGGGATCGGACAGCCCGGACCCGGCCACCATCGGAAGCGGGGCTCGGCGTAAGGGTTTCTTACCGTCTTCGACCCGCGGGAGGACGGTCCGGGCCACGCCGTCGTGCAGGGTGAGGGTGAGCGGTTCGGAGATGTCGGCCAGCAAGGCATCCACGGCCGCGCATTGGGTCCCGGTCATCCACACCCAGCGGTCGCCGCCTTCCAGTGTCAGGGGTGCGCCCGACTGCTTCTCCGCGCTCTCCACCACCAATGCCCCGGACAGGCTGTATTCGGTGGACTGGATCATCGGGCTCCAATTGCGCCAGTCGTCCGAGGGCATGAGGTTGCCCGGGAGCGAGATAACCGTACCGTCCTTGGCGAGGGTGATGGCCATGCCCTATTGCCAGATCAAACCGTGCGGACGCGGAATCGGTACGGAGCGCCGGGGGTGAATCCGCGCACGGCCACGCTCGGAACCAGCATGTCGCCGCTGAGCTCGACTCTCAGGTAATCGCCGCCCACCGCATCGAATGTACCGGCCGGGGCGAGGTTGGCGCGCCAGATGTCCAGGTCGCCGATTTTCCCGGAGATCTGGTTCTTTGCCTGGCCGGAGATATGGACGTATTTATTGAGCGCGAGGCCGCCTTGGTATTGCTCCCAGGTGCGGGCCTCGGGGTGATAGCTAACTTTCATGCCGGTGCCGACGGCATCGGCATGGATGGCTTTGAACATGCCGAGCTCGCGGTCCACTTCGTATTTGGTGGAGGCGACGGCTACATCGCCCGAGGTGGTGACGACGATCTCGGTCCCGGTGCCGTGCGCGGCGATGCCGTAGTTCGCCAGCGGAACCCACATCCCCAGGACGGTGTTAACCGCCTCTGCCGAGACGGCGGACGCGGACTGGGCGACCTCCGAGACGGTGGCACCCAGGGCAATGGCTTGCAGGTCCGGGGTGAAGGTGGACGCGGTCAGTGTGACTTGCGCGGTTTTTTCCGTGGGGACGGATTGCGAATCGATGGCCGCGCCTTGGGTGGAGGTCATTCGCGATATGAGTTTCTTGATCTCTTGCTCGGGCGCGGAGATCTCCAGCTTTTCGTTGTTGATGAAGTCCGAATAGCTGGTCGGCGGAACGGTGTCGGAGACCCAGAAGCCGAAGCGGGCCTCAAGTAGGGTGAAGAGCGGGGCGGGTGCGGTACGCATGGTCATGGGATGCTCCCTGGTATTGATCTGTGCCAGGGGCGATCCTGGCGAATGCGGCGTGCCATTACTTGGGCAGCCACGCGGATACTTGCCCCCAATTACTCCATATCCACAGGAGCATGGAGGCGCCGAAGGCTAAGCTCGATCCCCAAAGCCAGACGGCGACGGTCGGCCAACGGCGCTTTTCTTTTTCGTTATCCAGGACGTGTTTGCCGTAGTCGGTCAGCAATTCGTCAAGCCTCCCGCCGACATGCTCCAGTCTCCCGCCGACATGTTCCAACGTGGAGCTCAGACGGCCGGACGCATCGGTACTGGCGCGCACCGCGATCAGCGTCGCCTCATGGGCATTGGCCAATCCGTCCACCCGGTCGTCAATCGATCCGATCTGCGCGGTATGCACGGACACCTGTCGAGCGGTTTTTGCCGCCAGATGCTCCACCGCGCTCAGCCGCTGGAAATGCAGGACGCTGGAGGCACGCCGGTCGATGGGGTGCTCGGGGGAATCGGGCGGCTGTGCGGCCGGGTCCGTGCTCATGGGCTGGACCCGGCTTCGTGCTGCCGAGCGCGGGCATAGGCGAGCAGCTCGTCGGCCAGGTCCAGGAGCTCTTCCGGGCTCACCCGCCAATCGCGCAGAGCTTTCCAGGCCCAACGGACGGCGACTTCGGCCAGTGCCCGGGCGATGACCCATTTGGTGGAGGTCACCACGCCGCCGATGGCGACCACGTCTCCCAGAGCAAAAGCGCGGGCCGCCTCGCTTTGCAGCGCAGCGCGCGGGCGTCCGCCCCAGCGGGCTTTATAGGAACGGCAGTCGAGATGGACCCATGTTTTGTAGAGACCCAGGCCGCTGACCGGCCAGCGGGTATCGCAGAATCGATAGATCTCGTCCGGGCTCCTGTCGTGAATCTTGAAGTCCGCCGCCATGCCGCGGACGTGGAGACTGCGGGTCGCCCCGCCAACCCGTTTGTTCCACGCGGGAGAGCGATAGCCGCTGACAATGGTGAGGGGATGGCCGAAACGCACCCGGACGATTTCCAGCATCTCGATGAGCTTGGGGTCCATCGGGATCTGCGAACCATCGTGGCACTTGAATTCGCTCGCGGAGAAGTGGGTGGAAAGGTCGCCCATTACTGTGTTTGCTCGATGGTGGGACGCGGTTGCGGCGTTTCCGGATGCGCAGATAAGTACCGCTCCACCTCCATTGCACAATCCGAAAGGACATCCCGGGCTACGCAGAGATCGACGAATACATTATTCAGCGGCGCGCGCGCTTCCGGGCGCAACGTCGTTTCGATTTCGATGGCCCGCCGCCAACGCTCGCACATGCGCGCGGCGGCATGGATCTCGGCAGAGGAAAAAGTTTGATGCGTGGGGTCCGGCCATGGCACATCGGGTGGGGTTTCGATTTCGATGAATTCCCATTCGAGTCCCTGCGCGTGCAGTCGATGTGTGATCGACCGCATCTTGACCACGGTGACCACCGCGGCCTGTTCTCGCGCCAAGGGGCCGGAGACCATTTCGAGCGTATCCGGATTGACCACGTAAGATTCCCCCGACCGCACGATGCCGCGCACATGATCCCGGTCCGGAGGGTCTTCGGCGCAGTATTCGTCCGTGGTGAGGGAGGTCTCGACCAGCCGGGTGAAGGCGTCGTGCATTTCCGCGGCCGTCATGATGACGGCCCGCGTTCGGGCGTCCGGTTCGGCGGACATTTCCAGGGTCTCCAGGTCGACCAAGTAGGCATCGCCGCGGCGGAGGATGGCGCGGTCAAGGGTCATGCGAGATAAACCACTTGCTCGAAGGAGACGATCCAGGAGTCGATTCCGTGCAGGCCTGGACGAAATCCGCCTTTCTGGCCGTTGGAGCGTTCGGCCGGATCGACGGCAGGACCCAAGCCCCAGTCCGCCCCGCGGCGGCGGGTATGGGTGGCGTCGGGCGGGAAAAGGAGGTCATCCACTTCCAATGACAATTCGCGTAAGGCGGATTGCAATTTGACCGTCTCGAATCCCAGTAAACAATGAATGTTGACGGAGAAGCGTCGCGGGCGCCGACCCATCGTATCGGGTTGCCCCGTCTCCTCGGTGTCCCACTGATCCACTTCAAGCAGCAGGGCGGGGGTTTTGATCTCCCGCTCGGCAGCGCCGGTGAGCTCGTCTTCCAATTCGTATTCGCCATAGCGGAACGACGGGCCGAATCGGTCTTTGAGCGCGGCGCGCACGGCCGCGCTATAGGCGGTATAGGTGGTAGTGGTGCCGGCCGGGGGGATCATGCCGCGCGGGTCTCCAGTTCGAGCGCGAACCGCAGCTCCTGGGCGAGGAGGGTCTGGTAGCGTTCGGCGATCTCGGGGACGATGGCGTCGATTTTGGTGCGGATGGCATCATGGATGTCGACGCGCACGACGTCGATCGGCAGGCGGGTATCGCCGGTCCGCTCCATGACCGCCGGGCCGGTCTTGCCGAATCCCCATGACCAGGTGCCCGGGTAGGTCCGGCGGCCCACCCGGGCGCCTTGGGTATAGCGCCCGCCCGCGGTGCGCTGTTTCCAGGTGACGTTGCCCAGGTGGTGCAGCTTGATGGGGTTGGTGCCGACCCAGATGGAGAGGCCCATGTCGCCCACCCGGGAGGCACGGAACCGCAGCAGGACTTGCAATTTTTTTTGCGTCGCCCCGCTGGCTTGGGAGGCCGCTCGCAGGATCTGGCGCCGGGCGTAGGTCTCCAACTTTTTAGCCGCCCGCCGTTGGGCCCGCGCGACGCCTTCGGGCGCCCGCTCGAACCGCGCGAGGACCTCCTGCAGGGTCCCCTGGGTGTCGATCCGGATGACTTCGCGATCGGGTGCGGGCATGTCAGCGGTACCGGTCCGTCTCGCTCGCCCCGCTCGCGCTGGCCGGCATGAGCTCGCAGCGGGTCAGGCCGGCGCCGTCCGGGTCCATCCGAACGATGCGGTAAGGGGTCCAGCGGATCTGGACTTCGGCCCCTTCGGCGACGCCCGCCGCGTCTGCATCCTGCAGCCAGACGACGGGGTTGGGCTGGCTGGTGAGCCGCCCGGTGAGGTCCACCTCCGAGCCCCATCCGCCGCCGCCGGCGGGGTCTCCGATGGGGTCGAAGATGCCGGTGAACTCCACGGGGGGTTCGCCCTCCGCGCCGGGCAGCAGGATGGGCTCGCCATGGCAGGCGAGCAGGTCTGCAGACTGGAGGGATTGGAGGGCCTGGACGGTCATGGTGCTGGGTTAGGCCGATACCAGCTTTCGGCCGTTGGCTTCGTCGTCAACGATCTTGACGCCAGGGACGAATGTCAGAGCCTCGGCGACAGCGTAGGACCCGTCCGGGTTGCGCTGCTGCGTCGTGACCTGGACGACGCACCCGCCGGGAACCGCCATGGCCTTCGTGCTTTTCATCCACCCCTCGTCTTGGCTCGACGCCTTGCATAGCAAGGCAAACAGGTCGCCGTTGCCGACGACAAGGATGTCCTTCACGTTCTGGCGTGCACCAGAGATGTCGGAGTTATGCAAAGTCTTCGTGTTCATAGTTTGTTTGTTTCAATCGTTTCAATCGTTTCAATCCGCGCCCGGAAGTTTCAATCCACGCCCGGAAGAGCCGGGCGAAAGTCAGGTCAAGCCGCGTCGTGTTTCAATCCACGCCCGGAAGAGCCGGGCGAAAAGGTGCCGGGTCAGATCAAGCGGCGTCGTAGACGCCCGGCTCTGAGATATCGATGTCCAGCACCGTGGTGCCATTGCCCGCATCGGCCATCGCCGCGCCGAACTGCGCCACATCGCCCGCCGCGGTGGTGGCCGCGTTGTCGTCCACGGCGGCCGATTCGGCATCCCAGTTGACGCACTCGCCGGCCTTGATGACGGCCCCGGAGATCTTCGGGAATTCGAAGACGCCGGAGATGGCGACGATGCCGGTCGCGCCGTTGGCGATGTTCAGGCGCGCCACGCCGACGCGGGCCTTTTTGTCGGCGACGGTGCCGAGGACAACGATGTCGTCGACGCCGATATCGGCGCCGGCGGTGTAGAGGATGGTGCGCAGATCGCCCCGCTTGTAGGTGGCTTTGGCCATAATGAATTCTCCCGATACAGTGGGTTACTTGCCCATGTTGAGGTAAAGTCCGCGATGATCTAGCGCCGCGACGCCAAACGGCATGGACAGCTCGTAGGTGATGCCGGGGACGTTGCTCAAGACGGACTGCTCCGCCCGCGGGGTGACGGGTCCGCCCACGCCGGCGACCTCCACGGTGCGGCGCGCGGCAGCAAGGACCCAGGCGGCGGCGTCGGGGGAGCTGGCGCCGATGCGGTAATCCTCCACCGGGACTAGGTTCATGGTTTGCGCAGAGTTGACGGAACCGGTGAGCACGGTCGCGCCAGTGGCGCCGTCCACCGTCACGGACTGGATTTCCTGGCTATTCAGAACCTTGTGCGCGGTCGAAAAGAGCGACGCGCCATGGATCAGGAACTTGGGAACGGAGGATATTTTGCGACCGTTGCCGTCGGTTTTGGCGACCATGGCGCCGCGGGCGGCGTTGAGGGTGGTCTCGTTGGGCGCCGCGCCGGCGCCGTCGGCGACATAGTTGCCGTGGTCGGCGTGGAACAGGGGCTTGCTGTCTTCGTCCATGAGCTGGCCGAACCCGCCGCCGCCGACGGCGAACAGGACGGCGTGCACGGCGTCTCCGACGGTGGCGTTGGCCACTTCGCCCCAGCCTTGCATGGTGCGGGCAAGCTCCCCGAGATCGTCGTTGACGATGGCCTGGATGGACAGACTGTATTTAAGACCGTAGAAATAGCCGGTAATGCGCTGTTTTATCTCGGCAAGATCGCCGTACTCCCACTCTTGGTTTTCGAGCATCTTGGTGAGTTTGTCCAAGAGCCCGAGGTTGGCGCGGGTGGCTGTCTGGTAATTGTTCAGGGTGCCGCTTTGGGTCCAGATGGGCCAGGATTCGGGCGCGCTTTCCCAACCCTGCATGGCGCTTAGGTTCGCGATGTTGCCCAGGACTGCCGGGAGGTGGTCGGTACCGTGGGAGGGCCCTCCGGCCAGGATGGGCAGGGCTTGGACGTAGCGCCGGGCGATGTCTTCGCGGGAGCCGTGCACGTCGTATCCGGACGCGCGCAACTCAAAGGCCATGAGGTCGATCAAGGACATGGAGAGGAATTCTCCACGCCGTTCTTGATCGATGACTTTGCGGTCGGTGACCACGCCGGCCTTGATGGACAGGGCGGCCATGAGGCCCTGGGCGCGCTTGTCGCTCTGGTCCGGACCGGGGAGCATCGCCCCGCCCAGGTGGCGGGAGGCGCGCGGCGGGGCCGGGGGCTGGTAGGCGGCCTGGGTGGTGTAGTGTTCGCGGGCCAGGATGGGGTCGGCGGTGCGACCGGCCAGGTAGGCGAGCAGCTGACGGCGGGCGCCCAGTTCGTCGCAGGCGGTGTTTTCCATGCACTGGTCATGCAGGGCAGTGACGGGATCGAGGGGATCGGCGTTATAGAACTCGGCGAACACGCTGGCGATGTCGCCGCGGCGCTTGGCTTCGAGCTTGATGCCGTCCGCTTGGGCACGCTTCACGGTGGCGCTGTGACGGGACACGATGTCGGGGACTTGGGCGGCAGCCGTCACCACGGTGCCTTCGGTTTCGTCTGCCATTGCAGGGTCCTCTGGGTTGGCCGCCATGGCGGCAAGTCGGTAGGCGTGAGGGGCCGAAGCGGTGCTCTCGGAGGTCCGATCGATGGCGTCGATCAGTCCGACGGACAGCGCCTCGCCAGCCGAGAAGTAATGGTCTTTATTGGATGTCAGCCAGCCGCGCACGGTCTCCAGGTCCAGTCCGTGCCGCACATAGGCGGCTTCCATGATCGGCAGATGCGCGTCGATGACCGCGGCGGCCTCGCGATGGTCGTCCGCCGTCCCGCGCCCGAACGCTTCGACGGCCGGCCCGTGGACCATGATCATGGCCATGGGTTTGCACATGCGCGTATCGCCGGCCTGTAACAGCAGGGAGGCGGCGGAATACGCTTTGGATTCGACGATGGTGACGACAGGGGCCGGATGATCCACCAGGGCCTGGTGCATGGCGCAGGCGGCCACCGGATCGCCGCCGATGGAGGCGATGCGCACGGTGATGTGGGACGCTTCGAGTTCGGCCACCTCGGTGACGAATGCCAGGGGCTCCACTTCGTAGCCGGCGGCGTCCGGGATGCCGATGCCGCCGTAGACATAGAGGGTGGCTCCATCGGCGGCGGCGGTGATTTGGTAGCCCTTTTTGCTCATACCGGTTCCGTATCGAGGGTTTCTTCGCCGTCGGGGTCTTCGTCGTCCGACGGGGCCGTTTCGCGCGGCGGTTGGGTGACGGAGAGGGAGCCCTGGAAGCTGTCTTGCTTGCGCTCCGCATCCACCTGGGACGGGTCTTTGCCGAACCGCCGAATGATGGCGTGGCGCGAATCCCAACCCTGTTCTTGGTCGATCTGGGCGGATTGGCGGTCTTTGACCGGATCGATGGTCGGCATGGCCGGGCCTTCGATGCGGCAGGCGTACAGGGTCTTGGGGTCCGCGCGGCGCAGCTCTCCGGCGGGGAGTCGGCCTTCGAGGATGGCGATGCGCAACGGCTCGCGGTAGAGGGCCGGGAAGGCGAAATCGCGAATGAATTGGGCGCGGTCTTCTTTAATCAGCTCCCAGGCATGGACCAATTCGGTGCGCTGGGCGGCATAGGCGCGGTCGAAGACGTAGGCGATCCAAGAGAAGGCGACGCGGGTCGCGGCGGCGAATTGGCGTAGCTCTTGGTTGACGAATTCGATGGCGTTGACGTTGGGGTGCGCCGGCGAAAGGAAGTTGACGGCTTCCCCGGGGGCTAGGCGGTCGAGGATCTGGAGGTCCGCAAAGCTGAAGCGGTCTTCTTCCGCCGGCGGGGTGTCGGGGTTGTAGCTGTCTCCGCGGTTGATGCTGGCGAAGAGGTTGGCACTGGCCCGGGCAGCGCGACGGTGGGACTGTTGGTATTCGGCGATGTCGCTGGCCCGCAGGATGACGGCATGGAAGAGGGTGACACCGCGGGTCTGGTCCAGCTCTTCCTGCCGGCGCAGGTGCAGCATGTCGACCGCGGGCACGGGCTTGGGTGCCGCCCCGAGGCCGTATCCGTAGCGTCCCAGGGCGCCGCTCGGGAGCGCGGGGTAGACCCAGAAGGTCTGCGGGACACCCCATTCGTCGCGCTCGATTCCGAGCGTGGCGCCGGTCTGGCCGATAAATCCGTAGGGAACGAGCTCCGAGCGGATGAGCTGCAAGCGGTAGCCGATCCGCTCGCGGGTGCGGCCGCGATAGACGCACCGGGCGAACATCTCGCCGGCGGTGTCCCAGTCCCGCCACGCTAGGCGCTCCACTTCCGGGCGACCCAGCTCGTTGGTGACGTCGGCGGCCTCGGACCAGTCCGCATGGACCTGGCGGATGACGTCGTTGAGCTTGAGCAGGAGGTTGCCGCGCCGGTCGGTGACCATGGGCTCGTAACGCAACCCGGGGCCGATGCCCTTGGCCTGGCGCGCATCCAGGACGGCTTTGACGACGGCGGAGTTTTTGGCCAGGTAGCGCGCCCAGTCTCGCAAGCGTTGGCCGGCGGAGTAGATTTCCGCGTCCGCGGACTGCGCGCTGGGGGGCGAGGCGTTGTACTCGCTGGGGTAGCCCGCTTCGTAGCGGGCTTTGACGGTGCCGCCGTCAGCCACAGAAGGTCACCCGGCGGAAGCGCGATCCGGCAGTGCCGGCGGCCTGGAGCTGGCGTAGCTCGTCGCGCTCGCGGCGGATGGCGTCCAGGTCGTAGGAGGTGCTGCGATCCCGGAAGGTGGCGGAGGAGACGCCCGCGGCGAGGCGGGCGTCGAGGGCGGCAAGGCGGGCGGTTTGCTCGGGGGTGAGGGCCATGCGGTGCCTGCATCTAGGGTTTTGCTTGGGGCAAAGCTACTAGATGCGGTGTCGCGTTGCTGGCAGAAACGCGACAAGTTTTTGGGGGCGTTGCGAAACCCTCACCGAGCACGAGAGCGATGCGGTTCCTTCGTCACCGCATCCTTATGAGCTGTTAGATTTCACACAAGAGAAACAAAAGACGTGAAATCTTCTGGAAACTCGGCATTATCGTTTAGGTTTACCATAGCTTGAGAATACCAAGAACCAACTCTTGGCCTGTCTTCTCCAATAAGATCGTTTTTTATTTTCCCCTTTATCTGCTGAGCGCATATGCCGCCTTGAGGTATCCATCCTCGTAATAACAGCTTTTTAATTCCAACCTCGAAAACGTCGGCTGGCCCTTCGATAATTACATATCTCATATGTCACCAAAAAATCTAACAATCGGTTTCAGTGCAGTTCGCAAGCGATGCGGTTCCTTCGTCACCGCATCCTACGAGCTGTTAGTCCAATAGGTTCAAATATCAAGAGCCTCTTCGCAATCGTCGCAATAAATAAAATATTTAGTTGATTGGTCAACGTGAACGAAGTCAATGGTTTTATTTTCGTCATCAAAAATCAGAATAGCATTTATTCCTAAACGGGTATTATCTCCGCCGCATTTTGCGCATGTTTTTGTGTTTGGCTTATCGTCTGCTATATCTACGTTTTCGCAATCGATTTTTATATTCATTAAAATTACCTAATAAGTACAGTGCAGTAGGATGCGGTGAGCTTGTGAACCGCATCGTTCGCGAGCGATGCGGTTCCTTCGTCACCGCATCCTACGAGCTGTATAGCGCGCTGTTGGGCAGAATCAGAGATCCGGAACCTTGTTGGTGCAAGCGGCCTGGTACTCGCGCATAAGCGCCGCATGGCCGCGGGCTGCCGCAAGGATATCCGGCTCCGCGCCGTAGGCCTCGGCTAGGTTTGCCCATGCTTCTATGGCTCCTGGGGCCGCGCGGTCCTGGCCGCGAATCAGGAATACAGGTTCATCCTCCGGGATCTTTCCGGCCGGGTCCTGGATTCGGTTGTAGTCTTCGCGTGCGTGAATCATAAAAAGGTCCAACAAGCGCTTTAAGCGGCGACCCGCGCCAACCGTCGGCGTTCTTCCCGCGGGCGCAGTGTGCGCGGGCGCCTTAATCTTTGCGTTAGCATTAAACAGGAATTCCATCGGCATCAAACCATCCATCAGCCTCCGGGTAGTCATGGCAAAAACGCCGCCATTCTGTCTCGCGCATTGACTCGCGCAATACCTGGAGCCGTGCGCCTCGCTGTGTGGCCTTCTGGCGCAAGCACTCAAGTTCTGCTTTTGCCTTCGGATGTCCGTCGCAAACGTCGTCAAGATTAAGTAGTCCAGCCATCGTCAACGCACCATCGGCCGCCGCAACGCCCGATACGCCGTCGACGGATGCACCCCCAGCGCCTTCGCGGCCTCGCGCGGATGCCCGGGGGCCACGTCTTCCACCGCATCGCGCGTCAAGATCGGGCGCCGGCAGACGGTGATCCGCACCCCGGGCAGCTCGCGCCTGGCCCGCTCTTCGACCCGCTGGGCCGCGGCGGTGCCCAGCTCGGCGGCGATGAGGTCCAGGAGGGCGGACCAGCTCATTAGCGTACCATGGGACGCGGGTTCGGGCGGCCGCGCCGGGGGTCCGGGGGTTTGGATGTCGGGGCGGGGGCGGGCTCCGGGAGGGGTGGCGCGGCGGGCGGTGTCCAGGCGGCGGCAGGCGGCGGGGGCTCCGGTCCCAGGGGCATCCCGAACAGGTCCCCCTGGGTGGGCTGCATGGCGCCCTCCAGCTCCATCCACTTGGCATCGGTCCAGCGGTGCAGGCGGTGGCGCGGGTGCATGGCGGCGGCCAGGGCGTAGCCGTAGCAGTCCATGGGCTCGTTGCGCAGGCGGACCTTGACCCACCGGCGTTTGTTGGGGTCGTAGACCTCCGCGGTGAGGCCGCTGAAGAAGGATTCGTCCAGGTCGGCGCTGAAGTGCAGGCGCCGATCCGAAGGCGCGATGGCCTTGCGGTCGGCGATGAGCGACAGCAGGAGGCGGGACTTGGCGGTGTCTTCGCCGGTCATCCACAGCAGGGCGCCCGCTTTGATGGTGCTGCCGCGCCAGTTGAGGTCGACCCGGGTGGGGCGCCCGATGATGGGGCGCCCGGGGGTGCTGAAGCCTTTGACGGCGAAGACGCCGCGGGACTCCCGGGCGCGGGTGTAGATGAGCACGTCGTCCTGGAGGTAGCCGGCGTCGACGGCGGTGTAGGCGATGCGCACCGGGATGCCCCAGGCGTTGACCAGGGGCTGCGCCAGGTAGGCGTCGACGCGCGCCCAGTCGTCCTGGCGGCTGGGGTCGCCGTCGATTTCGACGTAGTCGACGATCCACTGCTCGCCCCCGCGTCCGTGGCCCAAGATGAGGATGGCCCAACGGTTTCCCTGCACGTCGATGCCGGCGGTCAGGACCAGGCAGCCGCGCGGGACGGTGCGCAGGCGGTAGGGTTCGACCCGGTGTTTGAGCTCTTCCCAGTCGACTTTTTCCTCGGGGTCGTCGTTGCACTCGCCGAGTTTGGTGTTGGTGAAGCTTTTGAGTTTGACGGGGTCGCGGCGCACGCGCTCCCACAGGGCCGCGAGCTCGCCCCAGGACAGCCCCAGGCCGATGGGGGTGTAGAGGCTGTTGAGGTGGAAGCCGGCGGCATAGGCGAGCTGCTCAGGGCATTCTGCGACCCAGCGGCCGGCGGCCAGGAGGTCGGTCTTGGCGCTTTCCTGGATTTCCCCGCCGCACTCGGTGCAGACGTAGGCGGCCAGGGCGGGTTGGCCCTCGGGCCAGTGGAGCTGCTCCCACAGCAGCGGCTGGTAGGTGTCGCAGTGGGGGCAGGGGACGTGGTAGCGGCGCTGGTCGGAGAGCTCGTACTCGCGATCGATGACGCTGAGCGACTTGATGGTGGGCGTCGAGCAGACGAAGGTTTTTCGGTCCGGGAAGGTGGAGGTGCGGGCCTCGGCCAGGCTTAAGGGGTCGCCCTCGCCGTCCAGGTCGATGGGGTAGGCGTCGACTTCGTCCGCGAAGAGGTAGCGCGCCGGCATGGAGCGCAGGGAGGCGGAGCTGTTGGCGCCGGAGATGATGAGGACGCCCCCGGGCCATTCCTTGAGCAGGGTGGTGTTGCCGCTGTCGCGACTGCGGGCCGGGGCGATGAGGGCGCTGAGAACGGGGGTCTCCGCGATCATGGCGGAGAGCCGCTGTTTGGACCAGCGCTCGGCCAGCTCGATGGTGGGCTGGACGATCATCATGGGGATTTTCATCCGGGCCATGACGTGGCCGACCCAGTTGTTGCCGATCTCGGTGCCGGCCACCTGGGTGGGCTTTTTGAAGACGACGCGCCGGATGTGGGCATGGGCCGGGTCGGCAGAGAGGCAGTCCATGATTTCCTTGGCAAACGGCACCCGGGAGGTGCGCCAGCGCCCGGGCTCGGAGGCGCCTTTGGTGGGGAGCCGGCGGTAGGCGTCGGCCCACTCGCTGACGGTCATCGGCGGCAAGGGGGTCAGGCCCGCGGCCAGGGCCTGCATGACCAGGGCGTAACCGTCGGCGACGGTCAGTTTGGTGCCGGCGGATTCAGCTGCGCCCATCGGGGGCTCCTGGATCGGCGAGGCGGCGGAGGTTGTCGCTCAGGTCGGCGAGGATTTCCGCGATAACGACGCTCAGGCGCTCGCGGATGGGCTCCGGGCCGGTCATCGCGGCCAGCTCTTGCGAGAGGCCGGGGAGGCGCTCCAGGGCCTGCCGGAGCACGGCGCCGGCGTCGACGGAGGCTTTGGCGACCGCGGCGCGCTCGACCAGGTTGCCGGATTCCCGAAGCTCGCGCATTTCGGCGATATTTGCTTCGTGGGTTTCGCGCTTGGCGCGGGCCGCGCCGATGTCGTAGCCGAAGCCGCCCAGGGGGAGGACTTCGGGAGGGGTCGGTGAAGCACCGCCCCCTTCGGAGGCGTTTTCCGGCGGGCGGGCCTTGCGTGGAACGACCACCTGGATTTCCACATTGGCGTCGCGCCACGCCTGCGCCGCCGCCAGATCGCCGACAGGCATCCCCTTCGCCTTCATCTGCGCCACCCGAACACGGGACAATCCCATTTCTTTTGCTAACTTAGTCAGTGGGATAGCCATCCGCTGTAATGCCTTTCCAAACCTATGCCTAGCAAAAGTCCGCGGCTTGAATTAC